GGTACGGCATCCGCTACGGGTACGGCATCCGCAACGGGCACGGCATCTACGACGGGCACGGCATCAGCTACGGGTACGGCATCAGCGACGGGTACGGCATCTACGACGGGCACGGCATCTACGACGGGTACGGCATCAATTGGTCAAAACATTGTCGCAAATGTGAGGGTATTTCCCGTTGTCTGTTCTGCTATGGGCTTGAGGGCGCAAAGCTCATGTTGTTTAACAAGCCGATAACTAAAGAACGGTTTGACGAGGTTTGGAACGAGCTGTGCAGCTGGTGTCCGAGCTTTACAAACGCCGAAGAACTCAAAGCTAAATACGGCGACGCCGAATGGGAGTCAACCCCTGCGACCGCTATCTGCGGCAGAACGGCAAAAGAGGCTTATGCAGAAATGCCGACAGAGCTGATGGAATATGTCAAATCGCTGCCCGAGTACGACGATGAGATATTCAGGAAGATAACAGGTACGGACGATGAACGATAAACGCCTGTCAATTATCATTACCATTGTATGCGCCGTGCTGATGGCGATTGCGACGGTGTACGCCACGGTGACGGCCGCCGAGAGTGTGCCGGAGGGTGTGCCGCCGGAGGTGAACACCGAGGGGCTATGCGTGTATGAGCCCAAGCAGTGGCTGTCAGAGCCCCGCAGGATGTGGCTCACGGCATACTGCGGCTGCACCTACTGCTGCGGTAAGGATGATTGTATCACCGCCAGCGGCAAGCGAGCTAAACAGGGGTGGACGATAGCCGCCGACCTCAGTGTGTACCCGATGGGGACGAAGCTGTTCATCAACGGCAAAACATACATAGTCGAGGACACCGGCGTGAAGGGCAATGTGATTGATATCTACTTTGAAAACCACGCCGACGCAGTTCAATTCGGCGCTGTAAAGGCTGATGTTTACAGATGGGAGGGGTTTGATGGACAAGGTTGATAAAGCGATAGAACGGCTGAAAATCGGATCTGAAATGTCGTTGAGATACTACGGCAAGCCGTTGATGATTACATACTCAGGCGGAAAAGATAGTGAAGTTCTTGCCGACTTGGCTATCAAGGCGAAAATACCTATCGAGATAGTCAATAGCCACACTACGGCAGATGCACCGCCCACGGTTTACCACATTCGCAACCAATTCAAAAAATGGGAAAACGACGGTATTGACTGCAAAATCGTTTATCCAAAATACAAGGGAATTTCAACATCTATGTGGGAACTAATCCCCATCAAGAAGATGCCTCCAACACGCCTTGCCCGTTATTGCTGCGCAGTGCTGAAAGAAACGACCGGCAATGGACGCATGATAGCAACAGGTGTGCGATGGGCTGAAAGTGTAGCTCGCATGAAAAACCGTAGCCAGTTTGAAGTCCTTACTGCAAATCGGCAAAACAAGATACTACTATCAGACAACGACGACAAGCGGCAGCTGTTTGAAGCTTGCACGCTCAAGGCACGGCGAGTTGTTAATCCTATAATCGACTGGACTGACGATGATGTTTGGGAATACGCAAAGAGCGAAAAGCTGTGCCTAAACCCCTTATACGATTGCGGATTTAAGCGTGTCGGCTGCGTTGGCTGCCCAATGGCGGGTAGCAAAGGTCGAGCGAAAGAGTTTGCGGTATTTCCTAAATACCGTGATATGTACATTTCGGCATTCGCTCGGATGCTCGAAGTCCGAAAAGCCGAGGGCAAGATCGACAGTACCGGCGCATGGAAAAGCCCGATAGATGTTTATCATTGGTGGATGCAGGACGGCGTTTTGCCCGGGCAAATAGAAATGGAGGGGTTTTGAAAGTGAAACACCTTGGTGACATCACAAAAATCAATGGTGCCGAGATTGAGCCGGTGCATTGCATCATCGGCGGCAGCCCCTGCCAGGACCTCAGTATCGCAGGAAAACGCGCAGGACTGAGCGGCGAGCGTTCGGGACTTTTTATGGAGCAAGTACGAATTGTTAAGGAGATGAGAGAAAAATATGGAACAGCTTACCCTCGATTTATGGTGTGGGAAAATGTCACCGGAGCATTCAGCAGCAACAAAGGAGCCGACTTTGCGGCGGTCCTCACGGAAATCATCCGCATCGCAGAACCGGAAGCCCCCGATATTGAAGTGCCTGAAAAAGGATGGCCTACTTGGGGAGGATACCACGATGAGGTGGGAGGACGATGGAGCGTGGTATGGCGAACTCACGATGCGCAATACTGGGGAGTGCCCCAACGCCGTCGTCGTATCTCGGTTGTCGCAGATTTTGGAGGAGACACCGCATCCGAAATACAATTTGACCCCAAAAGCGTGTCAGGGGATATTGCGGAGAGCGGAGCGGCGTGGGAAAGACCTACCGGAGCGTCTGAAAGCGGTGCTGGTAGAACAGGCGAAAGTTTAGCAAATGCTTACGGAGAAACAGGTGTTGGATATTGGCAGAATGGCGTCCAAACATTGCGGGCAGAAGGAGAAAACAGACCATCAAGACCATCTAATGTTGTCGTATGCTCGGCCGGCAACGATCAGACGATTTTCTGCCTTGCAACGCAGCAAGGCGGTGCGGAACTGCGGACAGACGACCGCACGCCCACATTGACCGCTGCGGCGGGCATGAGCGGGAACAATCAGCCAGTAGTGGCTTACGGCATCAGTGCCTTTGAGAGCAATGCTATGAAGTCGAGCAATCCTCACAGCGGAGTATACGAAGCGGACACCAGCCGGACGCTGGACGGCAACGGCGGAAATCCGGCTTGCAACCAAGGCGGTATTGCGGTGCTGTACCTGAACGATCAGGGCGGGAATGTGATGGGCGTGAGCCATGATGTTTCCGGGACGCTGAGAGAACAGGAGCATGGACACCAGCCGTCCATTCTGGATATGAGCCATGCTTGCGACATCATCCGAGACTGCGGCAAGGTATCCCCCAGCCTGCAAGCCCGAATGGGAACAGGCGGCAATCAAGTGCCGCTTACATACCAAGCTGTGACAGGTACGCTTTCTCCCGGTGCTCATGCCGGAGGTTACAATGGGCAGGACGCATACAATGATATGCTGGTATGCGGGGCAACACCGGATGTGGCACATGCGCTGCGGGCAAAGGCTGCCTGTGCGTACCGGGAGGACGCAGAGACATACCCGGTGCAGAACATGATGGTGCGCCGATTGACACCGTTGGAATGTACCCGCTTGCAAGGATACCCGGACGGATGGGTAGACATTGGCGACTGGACGGATGAGAAAGGCAAGAAACACAAGGATGCGGACAGCCCGAAGTACAAGGCACTGGGGAACTCCATCGCTCTGCCCTTCTGGGACTGGATGCTACGGCGTATGGCACGATATCTGCCGGAGGGTGCGACGCTGGGGAGTTTGTTCGACGGAATCGGAGGATTCCCACTGATTTGGGAACGCATACACGGCAGAGGCACAGCACGGTGGGCAAGCGAGATTGAGGCATTTCCCATCGCCGTGACGAAGAAACATTTTCCGGAGACAGTGGGGCGGCGCTAATGGCTAAGAATACATACGCAAAGCGGCTGGATGCGGCACGAGCGGCAAGGGAGTACGCTATCCGGCGATACACACGGCAGCAGATGCTGGACTTTGTGACAATTGCGCTCGGCCGAATGGGCTATGGTGAGAAGCGGCTGAAAGACTTCGAGCAGACGCTGTCAGCGGTGTACATGGAGTTCGCCAAGGCGTTCACCGATGATTTGAAAGACGATAAAGAGTGCGTGTACACGAAAGAGTGCCTCGACCGTGAGCTACAACAATACTGCGGCAACAGTTTTGAGCCGTATCAAAAACGATATTTTGAAGAATGAAGGAAAAAAAGATAATTTTAAGTGGGAGTATAGGTATGAATGAACCAGTAAATGTATATGGAAGCACTTCATACTATGAGGATGGACTTCTTGAATGTGTGTTTGATGGGTTTGGCTACCGTGATAATAATGGAAATATTACTTGGTATGATAACTATAATCCACCGAAAGACGATGATTTTTACTTCACTACAGTTATTCCTTATGGAAATGGATGTGACCTTTCGGAATTGTTAAAAGAATAATTTTAAGCGGAGGAAGCTATGAAAGTAGTTCTTATTGCGGACAGGCAATTGATTGGGAGGGCTAACAATGGCTGAATACTTAGAGCGTGAAGCGCTGATTGACGCATTTGAATATGCTGACGCTGATGTCTGTGAAAGCTACCCAGACGGATACAGCGAATGGGGCTATGGAATTCAGAGCGTTCGAGATTTGATAAGAAGCGCTCCTGCCGCCAATGTTGCGCCGGTGGCGCATGGACTTTGGAAACCCGCCACAGAATCTGAGATAACCGGCTGGAATCCCGGGTATGCAGGTTACGACCCAATCGGCGGCTACTTCTGCTCAAATTGCAGCTATGAAGCAATATTTACATGCAACGATGAATATGAACTCTCTGCTTATTGCCCCAACTGCGGGGCAAAGATGGAAGGAGGTGAAGAATAATGGCGATGAAAATGTTTTGTGACCGCTGCGGCGAGGAGGTAAACCCAAAGTGCTCCGTGACATATGCAAATATGCGGAGTGCGAAGTACGGCGCTGGCGACGACTACGAGCTTTGCGTATCTTGCGCACACAAGTTGAAGCTGTGGTTGAAGGGAAAGAAAGGGGAGAATGGCGAATGAAAGCGATCAAGAAAAGCACATTACTGGAGATTGCAAGCTATACCCGTGAATGTGTAAGGATCGGCAAGATTACCCCTCCATTCGCAGCAATTGTAGCAGCCAGAGACCTTGCAACACAAGCCTACGGAAGTGCAAATGTGTGGCTATCAATTGTAGACTTTGTAGACAGCGTAATAGGAGTGTCCCCCTTATATCCTGAGTGCACGGACGAAGAGCTTTGCGAGTTATTTAGAGCTATGAAATTTGAGGTGTTGGACGAATGACAATCAACGAATATCAGACCGCAGCATTGCGGACAGCACAGACGGAAGAACTAACACATGTTGAACTGGTGATGAACGCCGCTCTTGGACTGTGTGGCGAAAGCGGAGAAGTCGCAGACATTGTCAAAAAGTTCCGCTTTCAAGGACACGACCTCGACTTTGACCACATTGCAAAGGAACTCGGTGATATCGCTTGGTACCTCGCAGTCGGCGCATATGCTATTGGCTATGATCTCGAAAACATTCTGCAAATGAATGTGGACAAGCTCAAAGCCCGATACCCCGACGGCTTCAGCACTGACCGCAGCTTGCACCGAGCTGAAAACGATGTATGAGGAGGAGAACATGGACAACACAGTGACACGCATCGAGCGTCGTTCAGACGGCAGTTATATTGTCACCGTCAACGGCAAAAACCACGAATGTGCGGACACGCAGGCAATGCTTAATTTCTTGGAGGAAGTGGGTGACGGCAGAGCATGAGATGCGGTGATTGCGACGCTGAACTTAATCCATACGACGCAATTTATAGCTACAACGGCGGTTGGTACTGCGAGGACTGCTTTGACAGTATGCGGTCAGAACTGTCACTCGCCGAGTTTGCCGAGCTCATCGGTAGCGAGGCTTGCAAAGTGGAAGATTTGGAATATTCAACGAAAGGATATGAATTATGAAAAACATCATACGCAAAATCAAGGATTGGCTGATAGACAAGCTCGGCGGGTACACCAAAGCGGACATGAACCTTCTGTATGAAAGCCAAGTTGCAGTACGAAAATTGCTGCTACAGGCGTGGGCAAATGTCGTGCAGGAGATATGCCGCAAAAGCGACGATACATATTATGACTGGTGTTGCGAATATTGTGACATGAAATGCGATAAACACAACGGCTGGTGCGAGAAATTTATGCCGGCGGAACGGCAGGTGTTTGATGATAACATTCATAGGGGAGGAATCAATGATGAACGACGCTGTTAATCATCCCTCGCACTACACATCCGGCGGCATTGAGTGCATCGAGGCTATTAAGGCAAGCATGGCCGCCGATGGCTTCCAAGACTATTGCAAGGGCAACATCATCAAGTACATATGGCGTTGGCGTAGCAAAGGCGGCGTTGAGGACCTGATGAAAGCAAGGGTATATCTCGATTGGTTAATCCAGTCAGCAGAAAATGAAGAAATGGAGGATGACGAAGAATGAAAGGGAAAATTATCATAAAAACCCACATAAGTGGCGGTGTCAGCATCAAAACAAGAATGGAAAATGTAACCGAATGCGAAAAGGCAATATTAATGCACATACTTTCGGCAACGTTGGAAATGTCAAAAAGTGATATATTGGAATATGCAACATTAGAAACATTTGGCGTATTCGATGAAGCGGACCGAGAGGCCAAGACCAAAGGAATTCTGGCCTGTACAGTTAATTGAGGAGGTAAGACGATGAAATTCACGAGCTGCATAACTGCCGTAAAAAAGACGGCTACAGAAGTTAAAAGGCGTGCTGTTTCTCGGCTTGCGCAAAAGCTGGGGTGGCGCACTAAGGAAGAATACGAGATGCTTGAGCAGCAAGATAAATTCAACTTTCTCTACTCCCAAGCGGTAGCCCCGTGGATCAAGGCCGTCCGCCTTATCTGCGGCGATGGCAAATGCTCAAAACGCTGCTGCACATACTGCGCTCAAAAATGCGACAGACGGGACGGCTATTGCACCAAATTTTTTCCCAAATTTGCCGAAGGCACGAAAGAAGAAACTGCAAGGTATAAAAAAGCGTTTGATATTCAGGCCGACTAAATGCAAGGAGGACGCAGTGAGAAAGCAAAAAACTAAGCTGGACGATCGCTTGAGAAATTGGGTGGGCTGGCTTCTCGGACGATACTGGCAAGATAAAAAGAGCGTTGAGCAGTATTGGAAAGATAACATACCGTCCCCCACACCCGTATACACGGACGGCAAGGCGGTGGGGAATACTGGCCGGAAAACCGAAAACACCGCACTGCACATAGGATCTATGGAATATGTCACACGGGTCGAGCGTGACTGCAAAGCAATTGAGCGGGTGCTCAAAACGCTTGACGAGACGGACGCTGAGCTAATACGCATGGTGTATTGGAGATCATACAAGGTCGAGCGAGCCGCACAGGAGCTGCACATGAGCAAGGCAACAGCGCACCGACATATTAACGCTGTGCTGTTCGATATCGCCGTTGAAATGGGCTATATCACAATTTCAGCCTAAAAGTTGCGACAAACATGAGACGCACGAGCCCTTTTTCTGCACTATAATTATATCGTGGATGTGGACGGGCAATAAGCCACGCCCTGTAAACAGTGAGTGTACATTCATTGATACCCCCCTTTCTTCTCTGAGGCAAGAGCGCAATCGTTAAGTCGGCTGCGCTCTTGTTTTATACCCATTTACGGGAGGACGGCATGAGCGAAGCATTAAAACGCATGGCGAGCGAATACAGAACAAACGCTAAGCTTCTGCTTGGACGCATAAACGAGCTCAAGGCCGAATTGGCAAGGACAAGCCGCAATACTGGAGACTGGACAAGGCTTAGAGGGCGCATATTAGCGCTTGAATCAATCTATGCCGAAAACATCCGCACAGCGGCGTATTTAGAAAACTATCACAGGAGTTAACTGATGGATATTACAAATAAAAAGCTTGCCGATATTATCCCTTATGCCAAGAATGCCAAAAAGCACAACAAAGTGCAGATCAACAACGTGGCTGAAAGCATCAGGCAATATGGTTTTGTACAACCGATAGTTATAGATTGTAGCGGCGTGATTGTAATCGGCCACTGCCGTGCTTTGGCGGCGCAGAAGTTGGGCATGGAAGAAGTGCCTTGTGTTTGCGTGGACGATCTGACACCGGAGCAGGTGAACGCCCTGCGGCTGGTGGATAATAAGAGCAACGAGAGCGACTGGGACTTTGACCTGCTGGCTGATGAGCTGCCGGGGCTTGACTTGTCTGCTTTTGACTTTGATTGGGGTCTGCGTGATGAACTCGACACGTCAGTGGTAGAGGACAACTACGATCCTGTTTTACCGGCAGAGCCGAAGAGCAAACTGGGCGATGTGTACCAGCTTGGAGACCATCGCCTTATGTGCGGAGACAGCACGTCTTTGACAGACGTACAGATGCTCACGGGGGGGGCACAAATGGATTTGCTGCTCACAGACCCCCCGTACAATGTGGACTATCAGGGCACCGCCGGGAAGATTAAGAACGACAATATGGAGGATACGACCTTCAGGCATTTCCTGACGGATGCATTCTCCAATGCGGCGATGGTCATGAAGCCCGGTGCTCCGTTCTACATCTGGCACGCAGACACCGAGGGGTATAACTTCCGAGGGGCGTGCAGAGATGCGATGCTGCGTGTCCGGCAGTGCCTGATCTGGGTGAAGAACTCCCTTGTGATGGGGAGACAGGATTTCCAGTGGAAACATGAGCCTTGCTTGTATGGTGAGAGCGAGATTGAAGAGGAAGCGCACGAACCTTGCCTATACGGATGGACGGAAGGCAAGAAGCACTACTTCTTCAAGAACCGCAGGCAGACAACTGTGTTGAATTTTGATAAGCCTGCCAAATCTGCGGAGCATCCGACCATGAAACCGATTAAGCTGTTTGATTACCAGATGCAGTGTTCCAGTAAGCCGGGAGAGAATGTGCTCGACCTGTTCGCTGGATCTGGAACAACGATTATGGCTGCGGAGCAGAATGGCAGACACGCTTTCTGCATGGAGTATGACCCGAAATATTGCGATGTCATTATCAAGAGATGGGAAAAGTTTACCGGAGAAAAGGCGGTGCTTCTGAATGACGATTGAAAAGGCGCGGGCAATCATCGAAAAAACAAGCAGCTCGTATTAGAAACGAGATTTAAGGAATATATCATGCACAAGTAGAGAAAGGAGGGGGCATATGGCACGGACGGGGCGTCCTCTGAAAGAAATAAACGAAAAGCTATTTGAAAACCTATGCGCTATTCAATGCACGGAGAAAGAGATATGTTCAGTGTTGGAATGCTGCGAGGACACACTGAATGCGTGGTGCAAGCGAACATATAAGATGACTTTTTCGGAGACATATAAAAATAAGAGCCAGTTAGGGAAAACGAGCCTACGCAGGATGCAGTTCCGTCTGGCTGAGAAGAACTCATCAATGGCGATCTGGTTAGGTAAGCAGTATTTAAATCAAAAGGACGCAGCGGATGTAACGCTGCCGGCTGACAAAGCCAAAGATGATGCGCTAAGTCAGAGCTTGCGAGCGATGGCGGAGGAACTTGAAAGTGATCAGCCCTAAACAAAAAAAGATACTTGCGTTTCCGTACAGCAAATATGATGCGATTATATGTGACGGGGCTGTTCGTTCTGGTAAAACATCGCTTATGATGTGGGCATTTGTGAGCTGGGCTATGGAGAATTTCAGCGGGCAGAGCTTCGGCATTTGCGGAAAGACTGTTGATAGCTGCACTAAAAATATCATTGTGCCGTTTACGGTTATGACGCTGGCAAAGGAAAAATATACTTTGCGCTGGCGAAGCTCACACAAAATCCTTGAAGTGCGGCGGGGTGCGGTGACTAACTATTTTGAAGTGTTCGGCGGCAAGGACGAAAGCAGCTATACGCTGATACAAGGCCGTACTCTTGCGGGCGTTCTGCTGGATGAGGTTGTGCTTATGCCCCGCTCATTCGTCGAGCAGGCGCTCACCCGATGCAGCGTTGACGGCGCTAAACTATGGTTTAGTTGCAACCCCGACAATCCTATGCATTGGTTTTACACCGACTGGATAAAGAGGGCACGAGAACGCAATGCGCTGTATTTGCATTTTGAAATGACAGATAACCCCGGGCTTAGTCAAAAAACGCTTGAGCGCTATCAAACGATGTTCTCGGGGGTGTTTTATGATCGCTATGTGCGGGGCAAGTGGTGCGTTGCCGAGGGGCTTGTCTACGACTTCGGCGAGGAGCAAATAACCGATGATATACCGCAGAACGGCGAGTATTACATATCCGTTGACTATGGAACGCTTAACCCGTTTTCGGCTGGACTGTGGTGCATTGATGGCGGCAAGGCCGTGCGCATCGCTGAGTATTACTATAGCGGGCGAGACAGCAAAGTGCAGAAGACGGACGAGGACTATTGCGACGCTATTATCAAACTTGCAGGCGGTAAGCCCGTGCGTAGTGTGATAGTCGATCCTTCGGCGGCATCGTTTATAACCGCCCTGCGCCGCCGTGGTAACTTCTCGGTGCGTGAGGCAAAAAACGATGTGCTTGATGGTATACGGCTAACATACCGCATGCTGAAAAACGGACAAATCAAGATAAACAAGAACTGCAAGGACGCTATTCGTGAATTTGGGCTGTATCGCTGGGATGATAAATCAACAACGGACAAACCTATTAAAGAGAATGACCACGCAATGGACGATATCCGCTATTTTGCAAACACAATTTTGCGCAGGCGGTTCAAAGTTGACCGTTTGGAGGATTAACAGTGTGGAAACGCATTAAAAACTGGATTATCAACAAGTTCTTGCCGAGCTGGTGCAGGCAAGAATGCCTTGACGAAATCCGGCATTTACGAGAACAGAACGAAACACAGGCAGCCGAAATTAAGCGACTGCGAGCATATATAAACGGGATGCAGGATGCACTTAAGCGGCAGCCCCGCATTATAGTAAATGGAGGCAAGCCGAATGAGCATACTTAAAGCCCTGTTTGATATGAACAAAATGTATAACTTTGAACAGGTGTTCGGCGTGGATGACATCACCACAAGCGAGATGAAAGCCGCCATAACCGACTGGTATAACCTATACTACAACGACAAGGCCAGCAAGGACGAAGATCCGAGCCAGCGCTTGCCGGTAGCTATCGTATCGAAGATATACAAGGCGACATTCAGCGAGTACAAAGCCGAGAGCACGAGAGGAAACAATCCGTTTGTTGACGGCATTTTGTCGGCGCTTGACGATACCCGCAAAAAGGCAACGCAACAGATGCTTATCGGTGGCGGGTGCTTTTTGAAGCCGTTACTCACAAACCCGTTGACTTTCGGCGTTATCAACAGACAAAGCTATATGACGCTCGGCAGAGACACGAGCGGCAATATAACCGATATCGGTACAGCGGAGCGGACAAGCGAGGGCGGTACGGTTTATACTCTGCTTGAGCGCCGCACAGTAGACGCAAGGGGCTATCTAACCATCGAAAGCCGCCTGTTCAAGTCTGCGGACGGTGCAACGCTCGGCGTTGAAGTACCGTTGAACAGCTTGGACAAGTACGCCGGTCTTGAGCAGATTGTGACGCTACCTGAGCCTGTTGGCAGTATCGGGCTTATCCCGTTCAACTGCCCCATTGAAAACTGCGTGGATGGCTCGCCTGATGCGGTGTCGGTGTACGCTGCCGCTGCTGGGCTTATCCATAGCATCAACCGCAACGAAGCGGAGATAAACACCGAGTTTGAGAACGGCAAGTCTCGCATTATCGTAAGCGATGATATGCTTACTCAATTCAGCGAGGACGGCAGAAAAGCCAAGCGAATAGCCGACACGGTGTTTACCGCCGTTGACGATGACGCAAGCAATGTTGGCATTACGATATTTTCACCGGCACTGCGTGAACAGTCGTTCCTTAACCGCAAAATTGAGTACCTACGCAACATAGAGAGCCTTATTGGACTTAAGCGTGGGCTCTTGTCTGAGGTCGAGGCGGCAGAACGCACGGCAACTGAGATAACATCAAGCGCAGGCGAGTATAACCTTACGCTCATAGACTTACAACAGGAATGGGAAAAGGCTGTGCGTGAGGCTGTGCGTGTGTGTGCCATTATTGCTAAGGTGTATAAGTTCGGCACTACTGCTGCTATAGACCCAGACAAGGATGTGACAATCTCGTGGGGCAACGGCATCTTGTACGATGAAGATAAAGTGTGGACGGACTACAAAGCGATGGCATCGTCCGGCTTACTTAAGCCAGAGTTTGCGCTCGGCTGGTACTTTAATATGCCGACCGGCACGGATGCAGAGCTTGCGAAGATACGCAAAAAGTATATGCCGGAAGCTGAGACTGTGGACGATGGTGAAGAATAATGCTCAAGGCCGAAGAAATAGAGGCTTTGCGTGACGCTTCAACGGAGTTGACGCAGCCAATCATTGATTATTTGCTCGCCGACCTTGCCGAGAGGGTAAAGACGGCGGGCGAGTTTTCGGCAACGGCGCAATACGAGACATGGAAGCTGCAGCAGCTCGGCCTATCGCAAAAGGAAATTAAACAGCGGGTGAAAAAGTTGTTGAAAACCACCAATGCAGAGGTTGAACGGCTATTTACACAGAGCGCAGAAGCTGGTTATAGTTTTGATCTAAAGATGTTGCCGACCGCTGAGGCTATCCCTTTTGAGAGCAACGCATCTATTCAGCAAATTGTAGCCGCCGCCGTGGCGCTTGCGCAAGATGATCTAACCAACATTACGCAGACGCTCGGCATGGTCGACCCATACGGCAAGGTGCAGCCCCTACAGGCTGTTTATCGGCAGTGTATGGACTATGCGTTTATGCAGGTGTCGACCGGCGCAGTCGACTATACAAGCGCCATACGGGAAACTACGAAGAATTTAGCTGACAAGGGCGTGTATGTAATTGACTACGAAAGCGGCGTACATACCACGCTTGAGGCGGCTGTGCGCCGCAATATCATGGGCGGCTTGGGCTTGATGCAGGAGCAAATCAGCAAACGCAATCATGATGAGTATGGTGCGGATGGTTGGGAGATTGACGCTCACAGCAACAGCGCCCCCGACCACGAGCCTATACAAGGCAGACAGTACCCCGATGCAGAGTATGAGGCGTTGAACAATAGCCTTGTGCGCCGCATCGGCACACTAAACTGTGGGCATTCGGCATACCCCATTATCATGGGAATAAGCAGCCAGCAGTACACACCGGAGCAGCTCGAAACCATGCGCAGCGCAAACGCTGAGGGCATAGACTACAACGGCAAGCACTACACCGGCTATGAGGCTACGCAGCATCAAAGGGCGCTCGAACGGGCCATACGCAAGCAGAAGCGCCGCATACTAATAGATGAGACCACCGGCGATGCTGAAAAGCTTGAGACCGACCAGATAAAGCTGCAAATGCTCCGGCAAAAGTATAAGCGTTTTTCCAAAGCCGCCGGACTGCGGACGCAGGCAGAGCGTGCCGAAGTTGCGGGATTTGGGTATAAGCAGTCGAACGCAGCAAGTGCGCACTACAAAAGAATTGCAAATGCTGCGAATTCGATGTATGATACGGGCAGCGAGAAAGAGAACATCAAAGCCTATATGCGGGATTTGCCCATCCGGAAACAGATACAGTCTGGGGAGTTCCCGCTTATCGTACACATGGGGCGGCAAAACAAGCATGTTGCAGGCACAAAAGATTATGCGCAATATTCTGCCCAAATACGAAAAGGCGGAAGGTATGGACCGAGCCGAATAACCGTCTCAGGCGACGAAGTGCGTGATTTGGTTGATGCATATAAAGGCACGGGAATTATACAACGAGATAGACATGGACGATGGAGAAATTCCGAGCTAATTACTGCGCATCCAAATAAAATTGGCGTTGCAGTAAATGATCTAACCGGCGCTGAGGCAGATACCCCCGTGTTTCGCATCCACTATAGCAAAGACGGTGTACATGTTTCGCCGGATTATCCGAGCAAGAAAGGAACAAAGAACAAAAAATGAAGGTAACGGAAGAAGAACTGTTCGACTTTATGGCTTCTGACCGAGAGGTGCGGGTTACCTGCACTGATGGCGAAATCTTGGAGGGCAAGTGCTGGGCTTATGGCGCTGCGGTGTCTGCGGAGGAGTTCGGCGAGGATGAGCCCACCCTTGATGTGGGATGTAGTACAATCATCCAGTTGAGCCAGATTGAGAAAATCGAGTACATAGACTGATTAACACATCACAACTTAATTGATTGAAGCAACTAAGCGAAAACGCTTAGTTGCTTTTTTCATACCCATTTTGACCGGCAAGTCGTAAAACTACCAACCGCAGGGGGTGCGACCCCCGTTAACAAAAGCGTAGCGGCGAAAGGATAAGCACATGAAAAGAGAGTTTTTGCAGAATTTCAAAATCGGCGAGCAGGCGCTGCCGAAAGAAATCATCGACAGCATACTTGACGAAAACGGCAGAGACATCGAGGCGGCAAAAAAGCCTTTTGCGGACTATGAGGCCCTAAAAGAGCAGCTTAATGCGGCAAAAGACGGCCTCGCAGCGTTCAAGGATGTCAATGTCGATGACCTGCAAAGCAAAATCAGCACGCTGACCACTCAGCTGGACGACAAGGACAAGGAGTGGAAAGAAAAGCTTGACGGCATGGCCTTTGATGGACGCATCAAGGACGCAATAGCCGCCGCTAAAGGCCGTGACGCAAGGGCAGTTGCGGCGCTGCTGGATGTAAACGCACTACGCAGCAGCAAAAACCAAGATGCCGACATCAAGGCGGCAGTTGATGCCCTTAAAAAAGACAAGGCATATCTGTTTGAGGCTGACCCTCCCGCTGGCTACGCCTCTGGCACGGGCACTCAGCAGATGAACACAAAGGGTGCAACCACACTTGCGGGCGCACTTCACGAAAAATACGACAAATGAAAGGATAAAAACATATGGCAATCACACTTGCAGAAGCAAAAGTCGGCATGGCCGACAAAGTAGACCAGCAGGTCGTTGACGAGTTCAGACGCAGTTCCCTGCTGCTTGACCGTCTTGTTTTCGATAACGCAATTTCCCCGGGCACTGGTGGCTCTACGCTGACATATGGCTATGTTCAGCTCAAGACCCCCTCAACCGCTGCCGTTCGTGCAATCAACGCTGAGTACACTGCCGGTGAAGCAAAGAGGGAAGAGAAAACGGCTAAGGCCGTGATCATGGGCGGCTCGTTCGAGCTTGACCGTGTCATTCAGAACACTTCCGGCGCAGTTGACGAGCTCGCTTTTCAGGCACAGCAGAAGATTAAGGCGACCAGCAACTACTTCCATAACCTCGTTATCAACGGCACTTCTGCGTCGTCCGGCGCTGGCTATGTAGCCAACACTTTTGACGGCTTGCGCAAACTGCTTAACGGCACTTCCAACGAAATTTCAACCGACATTGACCTGTCGGACGCATCTAAGCTTGACAGCAACTCAAACGCCTTTATTGACCAGCTTGACGCCCTTGTTCACGCTGTTGACGGCGATGTGACTATGCTGCTTATGAACGCCGATATGCTGCTCAAGGTGCGTGCAGCGGCTCGCAGAGCGGGTTACTATGAGCGCACCAAGGATGACTTCGGTCGAGTGGTTGAGCTGTTCGGTGGTATCCCCCTCATGGACTGCGGCAAGTATTACAACGGCTCGGCATCGGTTGATGTTATCGGAACTTCTACGCCGACTGCCAGTGCAGCAGGTACTTCCAGTATCTACGCTGTTAGCATAGGCCTTGACGGTTTCCACGGCATTTCTCCCACTGGCACGAGCGTCATTAGCTCGTATATGCCGGATATGACCCAGCCCGGCGCAGTGAAGAAGGGCGAGGTTGAACTTGTCGCTGGTGTTGTTCTCAAGAACACGCTCAAGGCGGCGGCACTTAACGGCATTGTAATGAAGCCCAAAGCCGGGGCATAAGCGGAGGTGAGCCATGCCCGACTATTCGTTTTATACAACTCAGTATTTGGGCGATAGCATCACGGGCGACGACTTCCCACGGCTGAAAAAGCGGGCGGCCGACCAGCTTGCCCGCTACAAGCGCATGTATACGGTGACTGTTCCGGACGAAGAAGCCGAAATGATGGCTATATGCGCAATGGCTGATGCCCTGTATTACTATGAGACGCTACAGAATGAGCCAAGCGGCAATATTAGTTCAGCATCGATTGGCAGTGTGTCCGTGAGCTACAACGGCGTGGATGCATCACCTAAAGCTCAGGAGCGTGAGCTACTGAATTGCGCCCGCCTGTATCTCGATGTTTACAGGGGGTGCGGCGTGTGATAAGCGTGAGACGCAAGAGCCCCGTTGACTATAGGCTGTGCAATCAAACAGTGACGATATACCACCGAGAGGGCAAGACCTACAGTCAAAAGGTTATCAACAACGCCTTTTTCGATTTTAAGAAAAACGAAAACATAGACAAGACCGGCAGCAGCGAAGTCAATTCGTTTCTGCTGGTCGTTCCATGTACGGAACAGGCTGTTTTCGTTGGAGACAAAGTGTTGCTCGGAGAGGGTGAAATCGTTAATACACCCGAGGCATGGGCGGCACTGATACCGGCAAAAGTCAACGGCCTTGTAGTCGTGAAGTATGTCGACCCTAAGTATTGGAACGGACAGCTTGTGCATGTGGAGGCGGGCGGCTGATGTTCAGAGTAAAGCTAAACATTGACCCCGAGGCGATATTGCTTGCACACGGGCTAAACGACGGCGGCGCAGCGCAGCGGCATCTTACTGAGACGGTGAACAAGCGCATAACGGCGTATATGCCGTATCGCTCGGGGGCTCTGTCGGGCAAGCTCAAACGAGTAACGAGCCCTACGGAAATAACTGTATCAGCTCCGTATGCAAGATATCAGTATTACGGAAAAGTCATGATTGACCCAGCCATAAATGCGGCTGGGTTTTTGACTAAAGACGGCACATGGCGTTCACGAAAAGGCGCAGTTAAGGTGCTGACCGATAGGCCGCTGACTTATGACACTACAAAGAACGCCAAGGCGGGCCCGCTTTGGGATCGTCGGCTTATGGCGGCAGAGGGTAAAGCAATCGTTGCCGACCTGCAAGAGTTTATCAAAGCGAGGGATCGTAAATGACGGCATTAGAAAAAATCCAAGACTGGATAAAGACATTTCCCCAATATGACGCATTGACGACTTTCAGCGTTGACTACACAAATGCAGAGCCTACCAACGGCGGCTTGATGCCCGCAGGGCTTGTCGAGGTGTCACGCACGGCCGACATTGTCGGCAATGTGACCGTATCAAATCAATACAACTTCACGCTGTATTTTGTTTTCCTCAAATCCCCGGGCGATGAGACCACAGCAGAGGAAAACGCACAGTGGCTCATGGATTTTCAAGACTGGGTGCAAGCTCAGTCGGCGACTGGCAAAGCGCCGTTGTTCGGTGACGATGCACGGCAGGAAACCATGAAAGCACAAAACGGCATGCTCTTAGAGGCGGACGCTGAGGGCACTGCTATTTATTCCGTTAACCTGTCCGCAAATTTTGTTAAAAAATACGAGGTGGAAAACAAATGGCTGACTTAACATTTAACACAACCGCCGGTGAGGTAGTCGCACGAAAACTGCTGATTTTGTACCTTAACACGGGCACTTCGTCCGCTCCTGTGTGGAGCGCTATAGGCAAGCGTGTTGAGGATAGCTCGATGGAATACGACTGGGGCGACGAGAGCAAGACCGACATTCTCGGCGATACTTATGCTACTCTTAAGCCGCCCGTCATCACGCAGACCTTTGAGCCGTGCGAACTCGATGCGAGCGATGCCGCACTGCTTAAGATTTGGAACACGGCTATTAGAGAGCAGAACACCGGCGCAATGGCAAACAACGACTTGCTCGTTGTACATACCTATGCCGGAACTGTTTCCGCAGCATTTGCGGAGCGTTATCCTGCTTCGATGGTCAAGCCCTCCAGCCTGGGTGGCTCGGCAAGCGTGGGCATGCCTATTGATGTAACATTCGGTGGCACACGAGAAATCGGCACGGCGGCAGTTGCGGACGGCGCTGTGACATTCACCAAGGCCACAGCATAAGGAGAACGATATGCCTAACATTATCAACACCCAAACAAACCGAAAAGAAATTGAGATACAGCGAGACGGCGAAAAGGTAGGGAGCATCTTCTTTGACCCCAGCGATGTATCTATCATTAAGCGATTGCGAGAAGCTCAAGCAAAGCTGTCTAAGCTTGACACGGACGATAAGCTGACCGCCGGTAACGATATCGACAAAATGCTTGAAGAAGCCGACAAAATAGATAAGGAGCTTCGAGACGCAATCGACTATGCATTTGACTATCCCTGCTCTGATATTGTATTCGGGGCAGGGTATAGTTTTACCACGCACAAGGGCGTAAGTGCCGTTGAGCAGTTCTTGTCTGGCGCAATCGGCATCGTTCAGAAAGAAATGAACGCAGAGGCTAAGGCGGCGCAGAAGAGGCAAGATAAATACCTTGCCAAGTATAAGAACGAATGATTTACGATCTCCCTACCGCTTTGGATGTTGGCGGTGTTAGGCATGAGATACGGTCGGATTACAGGGCAGTGTTGGATATCTTCGCTGCCCTGTCCGATTGTGAGCTATCGGAAGCCGACAAATTAAACATCCTAATACGGATTTTTTACATCGAGCCCCCCGACGATATCGAAGACGCTGTAAAAAAATTCTTCGGGTTTGTAAATCGTTTTCAGCCCGAGAACAATACACCGCAGCCCAAATTGATGGATTGGGAACAAGACTTCGGGCTAATTGCCGACGCTATCACACTTAAGGCCGGACGAGACATAAGGGCGGACGGGTATATGCACTGGTGGACATTCGTCGGCTACTACATGAACATAGGCGACTGCTATTTTGCACAAGTCGTTTCAATACGCAAGAAACTTTCTCGGGGCAAGAAGCTTGACGCAGACGACCGAGAATTTTACTCCAATAACCGCCAAGCAATAGACTTTGAGGCGAAAACCACGCCGGAAGAGGATGCGCTATTGGCGGCATGGACAGGAGGATGAGACGGTGGCAGACGGAACAATAGTTATCGACACCGAATTAAAAACCGACAAATTAAAAAACAAACTGGACAAGCTCAACAACGACATTGAGCGGCAGACCGGCAAAGTCAAGGAACTGCAAGCCGAGTATGACCGCCTACTCAGTGGCGAGGGCGCACCGGCTGAAAATCCGGCGGTTGAAAAACTGAACAAGCAGCTCGAAAAGGCGAAAGGCGACTTGACGAGCTATTACGCCGAGCTTGAAAGAATCAATCAAAGTACGGACATTCAGCTGAAGAGCGCCGAAGCGCCTGAAATGGTTGAAAACATTTTGCAGGTAGAGCAAGTCGAGGTTGAACAGCTTAACGCAAAATACGCTAAACAATTGGCGACCGTTCAGCGCATTGAGGCTGAGCTAAATAATACTCCGGCGACTGTCGAGAGTACGGCGGGAGCTGCGGAAGACGCTCGACTTAGACTTGAACGGGCACGAATCGAGCTTGAGCGTATGCAGGTAAGCGCACGAGGTGTCGATGAGCAATTAAGAAACACTGGCTCAGATGTTGGGAACACGCAACGCAATCTCAATAGCGCAACAAAAGCACTGAAAAAATTTGAAAAACGCCTTGTCACTATGGCGAAAAAGGTGTTTGTTTTTTCCCTCGTCTTGGCGGCGCTGCGCAAAGTCAAGGCGTATATGGGCGAGGCGTTGAAAACGAACGAGGAGTTCCAAGCTTCGTATGCAAACCTCAAGGGCACACTCATGACGGCGTTTCAGCCGATTTTGACGGCGATAATACCAATCATAAAGGCACTAATAAATGTGTTGAATGTGGCGGCAAATGCTGTCGCAAAATTTACATCGTGGATATTCGGCACGACTGTTGAGGCATCCCAAAAAGCCGCAAAAGCGCTGTATGACCAGTCGAAGGCGACGAAAGCAGCAGGCACGGCGGCCGAGAAAGCAAAAAAGCAAATGTCCGGCCTTGATGAAATGAACACATGGCAAAGTGAAAAAAGCTCCGGCGGCGGTGGCACTGCGGATGTGTCGGCGGACCCGTTCAGCGGTGTAAAGGATGAACTCGGCGAAATGGAAGTCTATGTGTCGGGCGCACTGCTCGCTATAGGCGCTATTTTGGCGTTTACGGGCGTTTCAATACCCCTTGGCATTGCACTAATGGCTATAGGTGCTGCGGGTTTAGCAAGCGCAATCGTTCCCAATTGGGGCAGCATGAGCGACGAGATGCAGACGGCTATAACGAATGTGTTGGTAGTCTTAGGTACGGCGGCGCTTGTAATAGGCGCAATATTAACCTTTACTGCCGCTCATGTAGCGCTCGGCATCGGCTTGATGATAGCCGGAGCGGGGCTGCTTGGCACGGCAGTAGCTCTGAATTGGAATACCATTAAAGAAAAATTGCAAGGCTCGCTCGGCGCAATAGTGGCCATCGTATCGGTCGCACTGCTCGTTATTGGCATTATACTTGCCGTTGCGTGCCCTGTTGCCTTGCCCCTTGGTATTGCACTGATACTTGCAGGCGCTGCGGGCTTGGCAACGACTGTTGCTGTTAACTGGGACACGCTTAAATCAAAGATACAGACGGCAATAGGCAAAATCCTCGCCGTAGCGTCAAAGGCGGCGCTTGTCATCGGCTTGATACTGACGGTAACGGGCGTTGCTTTCCCGCTTGGTATTGCGCTGATACTTGCGGGCGCAAAGGGCATGGCAAAGTACGCCCCCGCCGACTGGAACGCACTGCTTAAGAAAATACAATCAGTGTGGAGCAGCATAAAGACTTGGTTTAACAAAAATGTCGCCCCGAAATTCACCACGAAGTATTGGGGCAACAAATTCAGCAGCATCAAGACGGCGCTGACCAGCAAAATCAAGGGTGCACTCAACGCCGGAATAGCACTGCTCAATCGTTTCATCAACTGGATAAATGCAAAGATGAATTTGAAGTGGGGCAGTTTTAAAATACTCGGCAAAGAGGTTATCCCTAAAGGCAGTTTTCAGCTGCTGAAGCTGAACAACATACCGTATCTTGCGCAGGGCGGCGTTATTCCGGCAAATCGTGAATTTCTCGCCGTTCTCGGCGACCAGAAGCACGGCAACAACATCGAAGCTCCCGAATCTCTGATACGGCAGATAGTCCGAGAGGAAAGCGGCGGCAACGACTCATACACATTTGTTGCGCAGCTCAACGGGCGCACGATATTCCGTGAAGTCATCGACCAAGCAAAACTATCACGCAAGATGACCGGCAAAAACGCATTCGTTACACTGTGAGGTGACACATGGCAATTACAAGAAACGCAGTAAGGCTCAGGGCTTACGGCGATACGGGCGACGGTGTAGAGATTGCCCAGCCGGAGCAGGGCATGGGCTTTGACTATGAAACTACATACACGGAGGACAGCGGGCGTGTGCAATCGGGTGTTGCGGTTGTAACCCCGCTGTTCACCGTTAAGTCCTTTTCCTACACACGCACACACCCGACAGTTGCGCAAGTAGCGCAGATACTTCCGTACATTTTGAGTGGCAAAAAGTACGAAATGTACTGCTTCAATCCCAAAACTGCTACTTGGGAGTGGGATGTGTACTACACAGGCAAGGGCAATATGTCAATCGGCTATCTAACCAAAGACGGTGGCCATTACGATGGCTTTTCATTTAATGCAGTGGGGGTTAACCCGATATGAATTATCCCGATCTGAAAGACTTCGTTGCGACACGCCCCGTGTACTATCTTCGTGGGCTCGTGTACAAGGTAGGTAATAACGCATGGGCAGGCAATCCCACCGAGGACGATGTGGACATATGGCTTGACGATGGCGATTTTGTGCTTAACGGGAATAGCGTATCGTGCGAGGCAGGCAATGAACTGCCCATCGGGGCGGCTGTTAGCAAAATCGTACAGCTATCGTTGGTTAAGTCTACGAAATACACCGCCGCCGACTTTGTCGGAGCGGTTATTAATTTGGGAGCATATGCGGAGAGAACACCCGCAAGCGAAGCAGTCCTAGGCGGCAATTTTTTCGTGTCGAGCGTAACCGAGGAGAACAACGCCATTAAAATAGTTGCGCAAGACGAGCTGTTTTTTGCCGACAAAGAGTATAAAATGACGCTTACCGGCAGTAGCTGGACCCTGTTGGAGATATTCGAGGATGTTGTTAAACAAATCAAAACGGTGCCGGGGCATTTTGACTATGAGTTCCTCAACGATGGGTTTAGAGTGTTCGCTAAACCTGTGGGCTACACATGCCGTCAGATGCTGGGATTTATCGCAATGATTGCGTGCGGCAATGCTTACCCAACTTCCCCGATGCTAGGCCTTGTGAAAATCAAGACTTTGTCGACGACTGCGCCGTATAACACGCTTAACCAGTGGCTAGAGCTAGAGGACAGCGCTGGAACAATCTCTGTCACCGGCTTGAGAGCTGTGCAAACGAAGAATATCAACGGTAAAGATGTCGACCCGCCTGTTGTGATAAAATCGTCTCCGTATTCCGACGAGTACGCAATCACGGTTAACAACCCGCTGATAGTTGGCGTTGAGGGTATCGCACTTGCAAGGATGCTCCCTACGCTGTCGGCGTTGCAGTTCCACAAGTTCAAGGGTAAGCACATCGGTTACCCGCTGGCTGAATACGGCGATTATGCCGTAGTAACGCACAGGGGTGGCACATTCAACACATTTTTGACCAATATCACATGGAACATAAGCGGCGCAACTGAGTTTGAGTGCAATATAGCCACGGCAGCGGAAAACGCCGCCGACTACGACAACAGCAACGGCACGATTGAGAAAATCGAGGACGAAGAACCCGCAACGCAGGTATTTGACAAGCCTACCACATTTAACAGCACGGCAGCATTTAACGGTGCGGCAAGCTTTGCCGATGCGGCTACATTTAACGGCTCGGTGAAACTTAACGGCGGCACAGAGCTTCACGGTGAAATCGAAGTCTACGGCGACAATCCACACATAGATTTTCACCATGCTAACAGCACCGATGATTACACAAGCCGCATTATCGAAGATGCCGCAGGTGCAATTGATATGCTTGCTCCGAATGGGCTTAAACTCAACGGCAAGCGGGCAGACAATCAGTTAATCACGCTGACAGCCAATGCTGACCGCATAACGAATGTATCGTATACGGCCAAATATAACGAACTGCTCGGCGCTGTGTTCGTGCGCATCTACGGCAAGATAAGCGCTGCCCTCAACGCCGGATATGACTACGACCTTTTTACCATCAACAGCAGAGTGCCGGATTCCAATGCCGCGCTCTCGGTCAAATGCGGCAAGAACGCAATGGCGGTGGCAAAGACCTCGTCCAGCGGCAGCGCTATTCAGATACGCCCGCTTGAATCGGGCATAAACGGCTACGATGTTTACATCACAGGCTTTTGGTTTGTATAGGAGGCAAAATGGTAAAAGTAATCTACAACAAAACATGCGGACGCTGTGTGCAGTCAGAGCCGTTGACCTCCGGCATGGTCGGACAGCCGATAGAGCTTGAATACTCGCCGGACTTTGATGGCTTAACGCTGACCGCCGTGTTCACCAATGGCAAAACCACCGTCGATGTGCTTAACCCAGGCAATCAGTGTGTGATACCGCATGAGGTGCTGGACACCGTCGGAACGCTGGTTAAGGTGGGCATCTATGCCACCAAAGGCAACGAGCTTGTAATCCCCACGGTGTATGCTGCTGTCGGCATTGTGCTGAAAGGCGCAGACCCTAGCGGCGATGTATCAGCAGACCCGACGCTTCCAGTGTGGGCACAGATACAGGCGCTCATGGGCAACCTCAGCGACCTTAACACGGAAGCGAAAAACAATCTCGTTTCCGCTATCAACGAAGCTGCACAGACAGGTAGCGGCAGTGCATCAATCGCAATGCGTGTTGACGGTGGATACATCCAGTACAGCACAGATGATGGCCAGACATGGGTCAACCTGATAGCCGAAGCTGACCTCAAGGGTGACAAAGGCGACAAAGGCGACACAGGTGCAACCGGCCCGCAGGGGGAAACCGGCCCCGCTGGCTCGGCTGGCCCGCAAGGCCCTGCCGGTGCACCCGGTAAAGACGGCGCTCCGGGCAAGGACGGTCACACGCCTGTTAAAGGCACGGACTATTGGACAGCATCGGACAAGGCGGAGATAGTTGCTGAGGTTACAGCCGCACTACCTAAGTACGGAGGCGAAACCGCATGAGTGTAAATATCAAGTATAAAAACAACAGTATCGCCGAGCTGACCGACACAGGCACAAAAACGCTGAAAACGGCGGGCAAATACTGTGAAGCGGACATCGTAGTTGAGAACATAAAGGACGGCGGCACAACAATCACTGACGGCATCGTTATTAAAGCACGAGATACTGACGGCAAACCTACTGCTGTGACATTTTACGGAGACATTCCGCAAAACGCATTAGGCTGCGTCTCCCACAATTCGTGGGAAAGCACGCTGGGGGCTAGTGTTACACAGATAATTATAAAAAACGCCACCAAGATAGGCGCATTTGCATTCACAGGCAGTTCCATCACAGCAGTCACTATACCTGATGTGGTTGATGTCATTGGCGATTCTATTCTGCGAAACTGCAAAGTCGACTTTGACTATACGCACGAAAATGCACGAGGGTTGTACGGCTATTCGGGCGCAGCGACAAGAGCTTTAAACAATGCTAACCCACATCTGCGCAATGTAATACTTGGCGGAGCTGGCAAACCTGTCACAGCTATTTTCAAAGGCAGTTTGTGTCCGCTAGCTGCTAATGGCGTGTTTACATTCTTCTGCATCGGCGACAATGTCGATGCGTTTCTGGCCGAAGTGCGAAACATAATAACAACAAACACAATAGTCGTGAAAGCAGCCGAGCCAACCACCTACAATGGCACTGAATATGCCGCAGGTGACACAATCGTAACTAGCACAGTTGGAACGGAGGGAACGACATGACGGTTGGCAAAGTAACGAACACCATAAACGGCGTTGCGCACGAACGCATCCTGCTGACAGCCGCCTTCGGCAAGGCGCTGACCAATGACGGCGGTGTGACCGTTTGGAACTGCATCGCAGTCGATAACACAGACGGTTGGGTGGAAATCGATGCGCCCGTGGACGGCGACGACGAAATCACCGACACCGAGGCGTTGAACATCATCACAGGGGGTACAACGACATGACGAGAGCCGAAGCGATAGCCTACCGAAACAAAATAGAGACGGCGGCAAGCACCATGACCGATGCGACCGCACTGACCGCTGTTGAGCTGTTCCCTGTGTGGGAAGCCGGTAAAGCATATGCTGTCGGCGACAGGGTGCAACACGACGGCACACTGTACAAATGCATACAGGCGCACACATCACAATCCGACTGGATGCCGAGCGCAACACCTGCGTTGTGGAAAACAGTCAGCGTTGACGAGTATCCCGAATGGGTGCAGCCTACCGGCGCACACGACGCATACAACATCGGCGACAAGGTGACCTACAACGGACAGCACTATGTCTGTACATCCGATGCCAATGTTTATGCACCCGATGTGTACGGCTGGCAGCTTGAAGCGTAAATACTCAATTTTGCCCCTAAATTGAGAAATTGCTTTAGCTGGGTAAAGCTTACTAGCTCGCCTGCCATGTGTAGGAGGAGTTCCTAAAGTCGTGTAATAGCGACTTTTGCATAACATCAATTGCCCCGTGCGTGTGCCGATATGAGGCACAATGCCAGCGGCTTTTGATATGAAGTTATCTTTTTATGGTGAAACTGCGGCGGCTCAGTTTCTACATTTACAACCGCCATTAAATAGGGCAAGCAAATCAATAGGTTGCTTGTTAACAGGATCAAGCCTCCCTTTAAAAGAAAGCTTGCCCTATAATAACAAAGGAGTGAAAAACAATGGGCTACACGGCAAAACAGCTTGTCGCAATCGCCGAGGCTGAAATAGGCTATCATGAGAAAGCCAGTAATAACAACCTCAACAGCAAAACGGCGAACAGCGGCAACAAGAATTTCACGAAGTATGGGCGTGACCTTTTCAATGCCGGATTTTTCAACGGCAATAAAAACGGCGCTGATTGGTGTGCACAGTTCCCGACTTGGTGTGTTTGGAAACTCACCGGCAAGAACAAAAAGAAAACGGAGTACATACTGTGCGTTGGTGGTGACCTAAGCGCTGGCTGTGGCTTTGCACTTAAGTATTATAAATCCGCAGGACGCTTTGACAAAACCCCGAAAGTCGGCGACCAAATCTTTTTTAAGTACAACCTTAATGACACAAGTTACACCGCCGACCACACCGGCATTGTCGTGCGTGTCACTGATAGCCTTATCGAGACTATCGAAGGCAACAGCGGCAATGAGGTCAAACGCAAGGCTTATGACCGCAGCTACTACGCCATCATCGGCTATGGCCATCCTCGTTATGATGCAGAGCCGAAAAAAGCAATTGCAAAGGAAGTGAAAACCGTGGATATCGCAATGCCTATTCTGCGCAAGGGCAGCTCCGGTGGCGCCGTCAAAACGCTTCAGCGGCTGCTCCGACAGCTTGAATATGTCAACAGCGATGGCAAGACCTACATAACCGTTGACGGCTCTTTTGGCAGCAATACCGATGCGGCAGTCAAGCGCTATCAGAAAAACTGTGGCTCAAAAAATCCCGATGGTATCGTCGGTAAATGGACTTGGAATAAACTGCTCAACGGCAGATAAAACGGAGGATAAGACAATATGAATGCACCTGAAACTGCACTCGAAATCAAAGCATTTTTCGCAGCAATCGGAGCGTTTGGCACGGCACTGTTCGGCTGGGTCGGCTGGGTAGTTGTTATTTGGCTGTTTGCGCTCATACTGGACTACATAACCGGCTCGGCCGCCGCCGCCAAAGACGGGGAATGGTCATCCAAGACCGCACGAGAAGGACTGTGGCACAAGCTCGGCAGCATTGTTGCCGTCCTTGTCGCTGCAATGTGCGATATCGCTCTTGGAGTTGTTATAGACGGCATAGGCGCAGAGGAAGTTGCAGACTGGCTCGGCGGCAGTATGACCTTCGCAACGCCGATGGTATGTATTTGGTATATCATCACGGAGGCCGGAAGCATTTTAGAAAATGCGGACAAGCTCGGCGCAAAGATACCCGATTTCCTGCGCAAGCGCCTTGAAAAGCTTAAGGATAAAGTCGAGGATGAAAATTACGAATAACATCTAAAGGAGTTTTTAATGACTGCAACCGTTAAAGATTTCTGCCGTATAAACGGCATTTCCGAAAACTCAGATAACCTTGTAGACATCATATACAATGCTCTTATAGGTGGTGAATGTGACGGAGGACTTGACGAGAATTGCGGAAAAGCGCAGAAAGGCAAAGCTCCAATTCCCAACAGCTATTCGGGAAGAACTGATAGCTGAATGCGGCTTTACAGCCGAAGAAACAGCAATATTAAATCTACGGGCAAGCGGTAAGTCGTTGTTGGAAATAGCCGATATCCGGCATTGCAGCGTTGAAACAATCAATCGGCGCATCCGTTCCATTAAAAACAAAATAGCAGACATAGTTACAGGGTAGCGCATTGTGCGTTACCCTGCTTTTTTTATGCATTTTTCATGAATGACAGTTTGTTGACATATAACTGACAGGTCGAATCGGGGAAAATGTGTGAGAATAAGAATAGAAAAAACAGGAGGTGGACTATGTATAACAGCTATTATATGCCCCAATATTCGCCACAGATGGGCGCAGGAGCGCAGATGCCACAGCAAGGGCAAGTGGTAAGGGTAAATGGCAGAAACGGCGCTGAGACTTACAGGCTCGCCCCTAACAGCTCGGTATTGCTGCTTGACGAGAACGACCCTCTTGTGTGGCTGAAAACCACGGATGGAGCGGGGTATGCGACAGTTACACCGTACACAATAACGCCTTATCAGCCTGCACCCGCCGTTGATGTAACCGGGCTGGAAAGCCGCGTAAAAAGATTGGAGGATATCTTAAATGGCAAATCCGATAATGCAGATGCTGGGGCAAAGCGCAGCAAGGCGAATGCCGAATAACCCTCTCGCCTTAATGGCGGAGTTCCGCAAATTCGCACAGAACATGACCCCTGAAAAGGCGGGATCAGAAATTGAGCGGCTTCTCACATCGGGGCAGATGACAAAAGAACAGTTTGAAGAGCTGAAAGAACAAGCAAAGTTTTTCATGAAATTCTTAAAGTAAATAGACCGGGTCGACACGGTTTATAATAAATAATTTCTACGAAAGGAGAAAACTATGGACAATTTTAGCTTATCCGATATCGCAGCGGTTATTGGTAACAAGGACGATGACGGTTTCGGTTTTGGCGGCGGTGGCCTTCTTCTAGTGGTTGTGCTTTTTTTGTTTTTCATGATGTTTGGCGGCGGCTTTAACCGCAACGGCGATTACGGCCAGTACGCAACCGCAGCAACACAGCAGGAGATCCTTTTCGGCCAGCAGTTCGGTCAGTTCAACGACCGCCTGACTAATCTTGGTAACGGCATTTGCAGTCTCGGCTACGATATGCAGGGCAACATTGGTCAGCTCGGTAAAGAAATGGCGCTTGCACAGAATGGCACGAACATGACCATTATGCAGAACACCAATAGCATTCAGGCGCAGCTTGCACAGTGCTGCTGCGACACACAGCGAGCGATAGACGGCGTAAACGCCAATATCGAAGCCAAGTTTGCAGCACTCGAAAAGAGCGCACTTGAGCACCGTATCGCCGAGCAGTCCGCAAGGATTGCGAGCCTCGAAATGGACAATCGTATGTACGGCGTAGTCCGTTACCCTAACGGCTACACCTACAACGCCGGAGCATCCCCGTTCTGCGGCTGCAACTCAGGCTGTTGCGCATAACACGATCAATCATCCGCTTTAACAGCGTTAAGCCCGGATAGTAAACGCTGTCCGGGCGTTTTAATATATTAAATACTGAAAGGAAGAATAATCATGGCATGTAATTCAAAACTGAAAAATTCGCACTACAAAAGCGCACAGAACGCCTATAACAACACTACGCAGGCATTTGTGGCTGCCGGAACGCCCGTTAATGTGCTCGGTATATTGAACACTGACACAGGCTGCTCCCTCGATACAGTCGCAGGCGGTTTTGTGGTGTCGTCTAGCGGCCTTTACCGCATCAACTATGATGTTGTATTCACGGCTGGCGGAGCGGGCACAGCGGAGCTTAAGCTGTTCAATGACACGGTTTCTCTGCCCTGCGCAGACGCACAGGTTACGACTGTTGCAGACAGCATTTATTCGCTGCATGTGGAAACCACCGTATACATCCCTGTATGCTGCAACGGTACGCCTACCATAAACGCAGCTATCGGCGGTATAGCCGGTACGATAACCCATGTTTGCGCAAGCATGGTGAAACTGGCATAATGGGTGAAAATCAAAACTTTGAATTTCTCGATGTGCTGACGATTGTTTCATTCATCATGCAGCTGCAAAACCAATCAAAGCTTTTCGGGCTGCACGATGTACAGGATGACAACAACCGAGTGGCGAAAGAAATTCACGCCCACTTAGAGGCACAGGACGAGAAAATCAACCGTATATTGGAGGCATTCGGAATTGAAGGATAAAATCAAAGCCTATAAGGCAAAGCTAGAGCAGAGCATAGCGGACTATATGGCTATGCCCGCAAATGAGCGCTCGGCATCCGCCGTGCGTGGCATGGCTGAATGCTGGGAAGTGCTTGAGCGCATGGAGCAGTGCATATGCCACGAGGGGCGCTTCACGCAGGCCGACGCTGAAAGCTGGAACGCCCACATGGTAAACGATGACGGCACGATGGGCGGGCACTGGTCGATAGCGCAGACCACAGCAGTAGCGCAGAACATGGGCATATCATTTGAGCACATCACGGAATACTGCTGGAACACGGCAATGAACATGATGTATTCGGACTACTGCAATGTTGCATCAAAACACGGAGTAGGTACGCCGGAGTTCTACGCCGAAATGGCAAAGGCGTTTTTGTTTGACAAAGATGCAAAAAGCCCGAAAGACAAAATGTCGGCGTATTACTACGGGATAGTAAAGGCTGAATGAAATTTACGGCAGTGTGCAATTTTACGACAATTTTACGACAATGCGAAAAAACACATTGAAAATACAGGGCTTTTGAATGTTTTTGTGCGGGTTCAAGTCCCGCCTCGCGCACCAAAAAAGTCAAGTCGAAAGACTTGGCTTTTTTTAACGAAGCTGATCCTTTCGGAGGTCTATATGGATATCATACGCATAACAAAAACCGGCTCTGAGCTGTACACTAAGGCGATGGAGCTGTACAAGATTAGCTTTCCCGAGCATGAGCAGAGACTGCCCGCCTCGCAGGCCGAGATAATGGGCAATGGCGCATATCATTTTGATGCGATCTGCGACAACGGCAAGTTTGTGGGCGAGATACTGTACTGGGATATCGGCGGCGCATATTACATCGAACATTTTTGCGTTCTGCCTGAAAAGCGCAATATGCACTACGGGCAGCGGATACTCGATGCATACGCCGACATGCCGCTGATACTTGAGATCGACCCACCGACGGACGAGACGGCGCAGCGGCGCAAGCGCTTTTACGAGCGCTGCGGCTTTACCGAAAACCCGTACAAGCACATTCATCCGCCGTACCGCAGGGAAAACTCCGGCCATGAGCTCGTTGTCATGAGCTCACCCGAGCCGCTGACGCCCGAGCAATACGAGACATTTCGGTGCTTCCTTTGCAATGTCGTAATGAAAAATGCATACTAAAACCAACTCCCCGAGCAATGAACTGCGCCAGATTGTACGGACAGCACAAAAAACCACCCTATGCAGGGATATGAAA